ATACTGTTAATAAATATGAAAAATTAAATGTTTTATTATTATATAATAACAACGAAACGGATTTTCAATCACAAATTAATTTTGCCGTTGAAAAAGTAAAAACAAAATATTTTGCTGTTCTTGAGTTTGATGATGAATTAAGTAATAAATTTTTTAAGAATGCAGATGCTTACATTAAATCAATGCCTGATGTTGATATATTTTTAGCTATGATGGTTGAAGTGACTAATGAAGGTGAAACTAATACAGTAAATAAATATACTAACGAAAACGTATGGTCACATCAATTTGTTGGTGATACAGGTGAAGTTGGTTATTTAAATTCTGCTTCTTTAAAAGAATACAGTGATTTTAAATTATCAGGTGCTGTTATTAAGAAAAGTGAATTTATTAATATAGGTGGGTATAAGAAAAATATCAAAATGACATTCGGTTATGAATTGCTATTACGTGCATTAAATAACTCATGTAAAATTTATACTATACCTAGAATTATTTATAAACATTTGATTAATAGAGAAGGTAGTTTATTTGATTTTTATTCGAAAAATTTACCAATGTCTGAAAGAAAATTTTGGTTTGATGTAGCAAATAAAGAATTTCATTATATTAAAGACAGGGAAATTGATTTATCAACATTAAAAAATAATATTTAAGATAAATTGATTTATGAATGAGAAAATCAATAAGTACCGACCAATATTTTGGTGAAAAAGAAGAAAAAGCAGTTACTGATTATATTAGATCAGAATCTGCGGAAGAAAAAAATTTAATCTATAACACAATATTGAAAGAACCATTTAAAAAAATGATTCAATCAATATTGCGTAAATATCCAATTCACATTGGAAATTATGAGATTGAAGAAGTAGAAGAAAATGTATTAACACATTTAATCGAGCATATGGTTAAGTTTAATCCAGATAAAATAACTAAATCTGGTAAAAAAACTAAAGCTTTTAGCTATTGTCAGACGATTGTTCGAAATTATTATAAAGATCATAGCTGGAGAAGTTTTAATGAAAAGAAAACAAATTTATGTTTTGATGATTATTTTGATGAAATAGAAAACAAATCTGAGTTTTATTATGAAGAAGATAATGAAACACATGATGGGTTAGATAAATTAATATCAAATGTGATTGATGACATTGATGAAAAATTAGAAACTGACTCAACAATTAAAAGAAATGAATTGATTGTAGGTGATGCAATTATAAATGTTCTTCGTAATTGGGATGTTTTGTTTGTAGAAGATAGTCCAGTTGGTAAATACGATAAAAAGTTAACTAATAAATTTGCAAAAAATAAAATATTATTATTTTTAAAAGAGCAAACTGGATTAAGTACTAAAGAAATTAGATTAGCAATTAAACCTTTTAGAGAAATTTATTTCGGAAAGAAGAATGATTTATTTGATGATGAATAATTTATGTAGTATTTATATGTAAAAAACAACATGAGACCAGTAAGAAAAAAAATAAGATTTGATGAAGAAAGCCTTAATGAATTAGTACAAGAACTTTATGATGATAGTCATAATATTAAAGCTAAAATCATTAGGCTTTTTACTAAATGGGAAACTAGAGTAAAAGAAGGTGGTGAAATTGCTGCAATTGGTGATCAAATAGTAAAATTGATTGCAGCAGAAGCCAAGAATCAAGATCAAAAAATTATGCTTTTAAAATATTTAAAAGAAATTGTTTTTGATAAGAATGGAGTTGGAAATTCTTCGAATAAAAAAGAAGAAGAAGTTGGTGAAGTAAGTTCAGACGATAGAAATTCATTATTGAGAATGGTTAGAGAAAGTATTGACGAAAAAGAAAAAAATAAAAGATAATGAGTATTCGTGACGACAAAAGAAATGTTTTAAATAAAATAGGTGCGTTTTCTTCTTTACGTGAAAATCTGGATACTAAAGTATCAACCAATTCTATGAAATCAATATCTAATAAAAAAGATGTAATACCATTTTTATTGGATATATTAAAAACTATTGTCGGAACAGAAGCATTGAAAAATTTAACAGGTGAGTTGATTGGTAATTTTATTGATAAAAGTGAAACTGGATTAAAAAAAACTTTAAAAAACCAATTAACTCAGTTTAATTCTGATGATCAATTACCTAATTCATTTAAAAATAATGGAATTGATATTAAAGTTAAAAAATTTGATATTGAAGGAAAATTAAAAATTAACCCAACATCTAGTATTGGAAAATCTGTATATAAAGAATATAGTTTTGATAAAATTGCACATGATGCAATACTAAGTCCAAATTTAGAAATTAATTATGAAAATGTTTTAGTTTTAAAATATGATAAAGTAACAGATAGTATTAATTTTAAACCACATTCTAATATATCGAATAAAAAAATAGGTGAATTTTTTAGCGATTATATTGATAAATCAGTGCTAATAAATAAAAATGAAATAGTTACGAAAACTTTAAATGCTATTTATGGTAATGTTGATAAAGGTCAGAAAAAAACCCTTAATGAAATTATATCAGAATTAAAAGTAGGAAAAATATTAGATAAAATTATTGATGGTGAAAATAATGTAGATATTACTGCTGATGAATTAATAGAAATAGAAAAAAAATCAAAAGATATTTATAATGGAGTGTTGACTCATTATATGGGTTGTGGATATGTAACCACAACTATTTCTGATGATGATATGGTTAATACTGTTGATTTGGCTTGTAATTCAGGTGATGCTAATTTTATTGGTGGTGTTATTGAATCAAATATTTATAATGATATTTCTAATAGTGATGATGCTGCTGTAAAAGAAAATATTGATAGTGTTAAAGACGGATATTTCAGTAAGATAGTTAAAGAACTAGTTCTTGCAATAGTAAAGTCAGCAACGATTTCACCACAAGTAAAAATGCTGATCAGTTTTTCTAAATCTTTTCAAAATTTAGATGATAGTATTGATGAAAGTACTGATTATGTGAAAAATAATATTATTTTAATAAAATGTTTGATTGCGGATTTAATTAAACAATTGGGAGAATTTATATTTAAAATTACTGCTGCATATTTGATTTTACTATTAAAACCAATTTTATTGAGAATGGCAAAAGAAAAGATAAAGCAATATTCAGAAATTATAAAAAGTTTATCGTTTAAAAAATAAAGAGAAATGAATATTAAACCAAAAGATAATTACGGGAGTATTGATGAATTGATTGTGAATTATAATAAAATTTTATCAATGAGTTCTATCGGTAGTCCACCACCAATACCTACAATATTAATATTAACAGGTGTTCCTAAAAGAACTGGACTATCTGCAATTAAGATAGCAACAAATATTAACGCAAGAAAAGGTGAAGCAGGTTTACCTATTGGTAATTTACCATCTGGCGCAAAATCACCAGATGAATTAATGGAGATTATTAGAATTGAAGAAATAATTAAAGCATTACAACAAGACAGTATTATTAGTGTTGCAATACCAGCAGGGATTACCGTAAGTGCTAGTGGTATTTCAGCAGTAGGAGGGCCTGTAAATGTTTTTGGTGCAACTACTAAAATATCAAAAGGTTATGCAGTTATCCAATAAAGATTATAGTGAATTATCTATGATTGAATTAAACAATAAAATAATTTCAACTAAAACCAATCACGAAATACTAAAAGAAAGAATTTTAGCTGAAATTAATGAAGTTGAAGAACTTGAGATAAAAATAAATGATGATCTTCAAAAACTAAGAATTTATGAAGATGAATATATTAAATTAATTGATGAATTAAATAACAGGTAAATGGCATACGATAAACCATATCAAAATTATTCAGAACTTTTTAAAAAAATTGGTGGTGAAATTAAATCTACCAGAACAATTTATTATGGTGAAGTAATATCTAATGAAGATGATACTGACGGTGGTAGAATTAAAGTTAGAATACCAGTATTAGATAAAAGAATAGATAATGCTGATTTATCTGATTGCTATCCATTACAGCCTAAATATTTTCATATAATTCCTAAAGTAGGTGAAATGGTTAGGGTTTTTATTGAAGATACTACATATCCTAATAGAAGTAGATATTATTTAGGTAGTGTAATTTCACAATTACATAAGATTGAATTTGATAGTGCTTTCACTGCATTATCAACAACAAATTTAGGTGTTCTTAAACCAGATAAAGCACCATCAACATATCCTGATGCTAAAGGTGTATATCCTGATAAGGAAGATATTGCTATAATAGGTAGAGTTAATACTGATATTACATTAAAACCTAATCAAGTAATATTAAGAGCAGGTAAACATGAAAACGGAAATAAATTAAAATTAAATATAAAGAATCCTTCTGTCTTATCACTTAATTTTGATTTTAATGATAAAACAAAAGAATATTTTAGTTCAGGAATATTAACTTCTGATAAAATAGCATTAATATCACATAGTGGTGACCCTAGAATAAAGGCATTTAGTTTAGATACTAGTGATAGGATTAAATTATTTGAAAATTGCCACCCTATAATGAGAGGTGATAGCACAGTTGAAGTTTTGAAATTAATCGTGGAAGCTATAACAAATCACATCCATCCTTACGATAAATTACCTGCTGACATCACCTCAACAATAAAAAATCTTAAAAATATTGATTTTGATAAACTTTTACAAAAAAATATTGTAATTAACTAATTAATTTGATAATTTTGTAAAATGATTGATGTACCTGAAAAATTATATTCTACCTTTAATGAAGTAACTTATTATGATGTACCACACAAATATTATTTGGGTGATAAGGAATTAATAAGTGCAACTACATTGCTTCATAAATATCAAGAACCTTTTGATGAAGAATATTGGTCGGGTATGAAAGCATTTGAATTTGGATTAACTAAACAAGAGGTAAAAAATTGTTGGAAATTTATTAATGTTAAAGGAACTATGAAAGGTTCTATCATTCACGATTATACTGAAAATATATTTCAAAACAAAGTGTTTTTTTATCCTAAAGACATAGTATTAAAAGAATTTGGATTTGACCCGATTTGGAATGAATATGTTTTAACGAAAAAATTAGTTGATGAATTTAAATCAGATACTGTCGGAAGATTAATACCGATAAAAACTGAATATATTTTATATGATAAAGATAGTTTAGTTGGTGGAATGATGGATATGCTTTTCTTTAATGTTAAAGCAAATGAATTTCAAGTATGGGATTGGAAAACAAATAAAAGTTTTAGTTTTGATAATAGATTTCAAAAACTAAGATATGAATTATCTCATTTAGATGATTGTGATTTGGAAATATATTCATTACAGTTATCTCTATATAAATATATTATAGAGAAAAATACTGGAATTAAATTAGGTAAATCATACATCACTTGGTTTTCTCATAATAATACCAAATATGAAGTTATTGAAATTAAAGATAGAACAAAAGAAATTAAAATGATTTTAGAAGATAGAATAAATAAATTAAGAGCATGAAAAAAAGTATAAAAACATTAGGATTAATAGTTTTAGCAATATTATTGTTTTTCGCAATATATAAAATTATTACATATAAAGAACCGAAATTTAATAAAGTAGAATTAAGTAAGACTAATTTTGTGAGTAATAAAACTGATATGTGTTATTTAGATACTATCGTCAGTGTTGGTCTATGTGAATTAGGTTATGATAGTGTTGCTGTCATAATTAAACANNTAGTTTTGGTGATGTAACTCTCCAAGCATATATTAAAGGTAAAGATAATCAATATATTATATATATTGGTGATGTTAATAGAAGGGAAGCCATAAATGTGTTATCTCACGAATTAATACATTTAAAACAATATAAAACAAAAGAAATTATTATTGACAATGGTGAAGTTTATTGGCATAATAATAAAATAGAATTTAAAAAAATTGGATATGATGAAAGACCTTGGGAAATTGATGCACAAGAAAAGAAATTAAAATTAATTACTGATATTAGTAATACACTATATAGTAAATAAAAAAAGCCGTATAAATTATACGGCTTTTTTTTAAATATTATGAATACATCTGAACGGTTGTAACGTTAATGTTATTGTTTGAACAGCATCACTTTCGTGGTCATTATCACCGAATGCAATATCTGTAATCATACATTCTTCAAGAGTCCATTTATCAATAGGTGCACCAACAGGGTCAAGTTGTTTTAATGTAACAGTTTTTTTATACCCTGCTGCGTAACCTTCTTTACCTGAAATAGATTCAGCATGTAATCTAACCCACTCCATTAATTTCTGTGAAGTAGAAGGCCCTATCAAATCTAAGAATGTTACTTCCATAGGTTGCCATGTATAATTACCTGCAACCCAATTAGATGAGTTCATATATTTGATCTCAACTGGATTGATTTTCAAAGAAGGTCTTTTAAATTTTTGTATAGACCAAACTTCAATCCCTAAACTTTCATCGAATACCGCAATAAACCTATTAGGTCTTTTTGGTTCGTACTGCATTGGAATACCACGCAACATTTGAATATTTTCTGCCATTTTGTTTTATTTTACTTTTTTATAATAATTCTTTTTGTTATAAATACTAGATAATTTTTTTTATAACCCACGAATTAATTCGTGGGTTATTTTATTTAATATTATAACGTACTAAATGATGCACCAGTATTTGTAATTGTAAACCCAATTCCAATTTTCTCAACTGCTCTTGTTGGTTTCAAATAAATTTCACCATACAATTCGTTTCTGTCAATAGTTTCAGGAGTATTTAAAGTATCATCCATTTTTACTGCAAATTCGTATAAACCTCTTTCTCTTTTAATTGTATCAAGAATTGGGTTTACTTTATTCAAGAACTCGTCAATTGTTGATTGATCATTAGGTTCAAATACTAATCTAATTGCAACATTCGAAATTAATACTTTAACTTGCAATAATAATCTACGAACATTAATTGCATTTAACGCTGTTTCAGCAACTTCTAAAGTCTTTTGACCAAAGATAGCAGTACCTACTTCTGCAAAGTCAACTAATGGGTTAATTCTTGCTTTATAAAGAACGTCACGAGCATCTTGAGATAATTTATATCTTGATTTTTTCGCATCAGTAACACCACGATTTAAACCTGCTGGTGCATACCAAGGTGCTTTAACTTTATCGTTATATGCCATTGCTTTAACTACTTCACCTGTTGGTGGAATAAATAAATTCACATTATTCTGAACGTCTTTAATTTGAACCCAAGGATAATATGTACATGCATATGAACTATCAATGTCTGCACTATCTAAAAGGTCTGCAATATTTTCTGCTGCAACTACGTCTGGTTTTGTTTGACCAACACTGTATTCATATTCTACATTAGGTGCATCAATTATATATAAGCAATCAGTTCTTTGTTCTTCAAGCATTTCAATTGTATT